TGTGATAGTTGCAGAGAAATTCGGGTCATCACCTAGTGCCGCCGCTAGTTCGTTTAGCGTGTCTAAGGCCGCAGGAGATGAGTCAATAACAGTTGCTACGGCACTGGATACTTCCGTGTCAACGTAGCCTTTGGTAGCCGCATGAGCGTCTAGTGTTGGTGTTGGAACAGACAAAGCTGTAGTTACTGTAGCCGTGTCAATATTGGCTGTGTTAAGTGTTGTAGTGCCTGTAACACCTAGAGTGCCACCGACTGTGGTGTTTCCTGTAACGCCTACCGTACCACCAACAGTGGTGTTACCGTCAACGTCTAATGTAGAAGGAGTCGTAGAGACCTCAACAATTGATCCACCTGAATCTTTTGTAAATAGTCTTTTGTCTTCAGTGTTGATTGCAACTTCACCAACCTCTAGGTCAAGTGTCGTAGGTACGGTTGAAGCTGTTGTAGATTTCTTGAGGAGGATTTTAGAGGCCATCTCACATTCCTGTTTTGGTGGGTGACAATGTTAATAAGGTAGGAAGAGGAAACCCCTCCGGAGAGGGGCTACCAAAAGGATACTATTAGCCTGGAAGTGCTAACAAGAATCCAGTTTCAGGACGTAATACCTGTACACCGTACAATGTATCAGCAGTCATCAGGTCAGCAAGGTATTCTTGCTTGTACTGAGTTTGTGTGCGAACATTCATCTGCTCTGCCAACACCATAGTGTCCTTGTGAGCAAGGATAGCACCACGAGTGTCGTTGACAGAAGTAGTTGCAGTGTTCTGCGTTGCTGTTTCAATAACAGGTACGTTAGAAGAGACGTAAACGTCTACACCGTACAGGCTACCGATTTGACCGTTGTTGACGCCACGACCATCTACAAAGTCAGATGAGTTGTAACGATCAATGCCCAAGATGTCACGACGAGCAGAAGGAGGAATCACGATGAAACGTCCGTCCATTGGTGTGTCTTGGTCATCCATGAGCTTGATAAGCTGACGGAAAGCAAGGTCAGTGAAGACATCAGTGTCTTCCATAGTGTCGTCAGCGTAAGTAGCAATGCCGCTTGAGCCGTTGACGTAGTAGGCGTTTGAATGCTCCCAGTTAGCAGGATCAGTTGGGTCTGTAGCAGTACCGTCACCGAAACGCAAACCAAGGTTGTACAAGTCATCGTCAAGCTGAAGTGCCAACGCATAACCTGCATCGTCAGTGTAGAAACGACGCATTGAGTCAAGTGCCTGAACGTCCACGATGTCTTCAATCATACGTGAATATTCAAAGTGCTTGTCAATTGCAATCTGTACTTCTGACTCTGTGTCAGCCTGAATGGTTACTGCAGTGTTCGCCGCCTTAGCTGTGGCTGATCCACGAGTAGGCTTAGGAATGTGCAGAGTGTCACCCTTCTTACCAACCATAGACATCTTGTTGACGAGGTTAGCGAGAACGAGGTTCTTCTTGTATGCGGCGATGATTTCATCGGACCACAATTCTGGGATAAACGTAGCAGCATTAGTGCTGTTTACGATGGAGGTACTGCCTCCGGGGAATGCGACTTTAGCCATGATAAGCTCCTAAAATGTTATCTTACACGACCCTCAGCATATGCAGTGCGAATCTCTTCTGCTAATGACATATACCTGTCAGGGTCAGTTTGCATGAGTTTAATGATGTCAGCCCGACGATATACTTTACGAGATGGAGCTTCTGCAGAACCTTTTATGTTTCCTGTGGATGCTTTTTTAACAGATTCTTTACGCAACGTATCTTCTGAGGTTTTTGTCTGAGAGACAATAGATTGTCTTTCTTTCCAAGAAGACAGAAGTTCATTAGCAGCTTCAAAATTATATTCTCTATCTGCTTTACGTAACATTTCTGTTCTAAACGTACTACCACTCACCCAGGATAAAAACTCTTGATTTTGCACCACTTGTTCAAAATCTGGGTGTGAGGTTTTAAGTTTTGCCATTGCTTCTTGCATCTTTAATTGCTGAGCCAGGGTTTCTGCCTCTTTAATTTTAGGATGTTTTGCAATTGCAGCATCTACAGCTTTCTGAGGATCGTCAAAGAAATCTACCTCTTCTGCCGGACTAGCGTGGGCTTGTTCTTTTTCTATCAGTTGTGTTTTAATGTAGTCGTCAAAGGTTTTGCGTAGCTCTCCGACTTCCTGACTCTGTCTACCTAGTAGCTTCTCAGCTTCTTGGTGCATACGTACAATATCTTTTAGGTTTTTACCTTTGTACTTCTCAGGGATTTCGTCTTCGGCTTCCTGAATCTCTTCAGGCTCTGAGGGTTGCTCTTCCGAATCCTCAAACTCTACGACTTCTTCATCTGTGACTTCATCATCACGCTGATCTATAAATTTTGCCATGTATCATGTACTCCGTGCTAAAGATAGCATTATGGATGTTATTTTCTAGCGGCTCTCTCGTGATCTCTTGCCCACTTATCATCGGCATCGGGCCAACCAACACCGTTGAACTTCGTAGAGACTGGAGAGATTATCCGCTGTGCGGTGTGACCACATTCAGGACAAGTGGAGAAAGCATCACTACTATCTACCCATTGTTCTTCTATATGTTCACAATCTGTGCATTTAAAATCATATCTACGAATCATCGGATTTCTCCATAATCAAATCGTAGTGTGATCTTATGCCTGTTTCAAATCGCATTACACGGAAGAGCATAGCCCTTTCTCCTTTAATACGACTTAAATCATTATCATCCTTGATGTGCTCAATTCTATATGCATCATGGATGTCTGTAATTTCTTGTACAAATTGTTTCCAACCATCAGTTAAAAACAAATCAAAATATGTTTCATAATATTTTTCTTCTTCTGTAGTCAATACATTCTCCTTTAAGGTGTATCACTTTGTATAAATAGTTTAGCATAAAAACTTTCAGATGTCAAGTGTTTTCTTCGACTTTTTCACTGGCCTTGGTTTTGACGGAACTCTTGGTCTGGCGTGGGGATGGTTGTTCCAAGACCTTGAGGCGTTTGTCCAGTTGGTTGAACTTGTCGTTGATCTGGTCTACTATTTTCTGCATTTCTGTTTTGGTCAGCATTTCTCACTCCTTGTGATGCTTTCATGTTTAACTCTTGCTCTTTCAAGTAAAGCTCTGCAGTTTTGGCTCTACGTTGAAATTCTTTATCATCTTCATCGCCTGGTTGAAGATTGGAGGATAGGGCTTTAATACGATCTGTTTCGGCTTCATACTTATCCAAATCAATATCTGAAATATATTTTTGAGCACGGGCTTGTGCTTCTTGTGCCTGTCCATTAAACGCAGCAATCTGTGCTTGTAGTTGTTCCATTTGCATTTGAGCTTGTTGTTGCTGCGCTTGTTGTGCTTCAGGATTGGGCTGTGATGCTTGACGCAATGTTCCAATTAATTCTTCACGATTAGAAATGTTCATGTGATCAATAATTGCTTCAAGTAACATTGGATACATTGGACTTGATTTGTCCATTGTCTGTAACAATTGTACAAGCTGTGTCACTTCATACTCACGAGCAATAATACCTAAGCTACTTGATGGGATAAACTTAAAGTCTTGAACAGGATATAATTCAGGCGCAAACTGCATATAACGCCAAGCACTCTTTTCAATCATAGGAATCAAGAAAGAATCTTGGAAGTTGATTAATGTCCGCTTGTGACGTTTGATAATCGCCCCTAAGCCCATTGAAATCCCTGCAGCCGTGGCTTCGCCATTAACAACACCTTGCATACCTGCACTGTCAACAGCACCTGTTGCTTGTTGCACCATTGTCTGTAATTGTGCTGCCTGTGCAAATGTAATTTGACTAACATTACCAAAATTAAACGGCTGTAAGATTTCTGCAGGATTACCATTGGTAAGAATTGTCTTTCCTGGACGTATTTCCATCTTAGCACCACGAGGCAAGCGTGAAGCGTCTACAGCAAGCATAGGATGGATAGTGAGTGCTAGTGCATCAATACGAGCACGTAGTTCTGTGTCAAGGGCTTTCTGACTGTTATAACCCTTTTCACAGACACCACGGCCCCAGAATCGTCCAGGTACAACATCCCAAGAAAAAGCAACAACAGGACGATCTTGCATCATGTATGGGTTAGATTCAATTTTTAGAAGCTGACCACCGTTAGCAATAACAGCCACAACTTCTACATATCCTGTAGCGTCTTCAACATCTTCTGTTTCTACTAAGTCTGCTACCTCTTCATCGTCAGCAAGTTCTTCGGCCATCTCTGCATCAAACAAATAACGAGGAACAAGTCCATAGTATTTTGTTAGTCTCACTTTATCATCGTCATAAATTGTGAGGTCTTGATCTGGCTCAAGATCAACATCAGGATAGGTGTTTTCAAGAATCACATCACGATAGGTTCCGTTCTCAATTAACATTTCTACTTGATGTCTTGATACAAACTCATCAATTGCAACGCCAAGAGCTTCATCAATGCTTGTGGCAACAGGATCAATCAAGAAGTTTTGAGGA